AACGCGCCCATGTCATCGTTGATGATCATCTGGCGCGTCAGGGCGAACATGATCCCGTGGGTGTCGGCCTTCTGGCCGAACTTCTGCTCGTCGAGCTTGCCGTGCTTGAGCTCACCGTCAGGCCCGACCTGCTCGAACTTGAACGAGCCGGTCATGCGATAGCGGCTGTGTTCCTTGAAGTCATTCACGGATGCGATTCTGGCGATCTTCCGCCAGGCGTCCTCGACGTAGTTGTACCCCTCCAGCAGCATCTTGTTGGCGATGTTGGAGAGGATGCCGGGCAGCGACGTGGTGCTGAAGGCGGCTTGGAGCCACCCAGCCGCGTCGCGCCGGAAGCGCGGCAGTTGCTGGCCGCACGCCAGCTCGCAGAACTCCTGGATGCCGACGCCGCGCAGCCTCTCGGCGGCTTCGAGGACCGGCTCAGCGTAGATGGCCTCGATCCGTGAGTTGGGCAGGCCCGAAGCCATCAAGGCCACGGCCTCGAAAACCTGCGGTGTGGCAGGACGCTGCGGGGCGCTTGCGGCCGGCACCTTGGGGCGGCTGGCGCGGAGAATGTGCAGCTCCGTGCGTGTCTCGTCCCAGCCCTCCTCGATGGCCTTGGCCTCGATATCCGGATGCTTGCCGGCGCAGAGCTTGCGGATTGCCTCGACGCGCCGCGTCTCGGCCGCCATTTGCTGACGCATCTGAGCTACGGGATCGTCGTCGGCAAAGGCGTTCAGTGTGTCGGGAGTGGAGCCGGAAGGTTCCGGCTGCGAATCGGAACTCGTCGGCGCCTTCTCCTCGGGCTCCTGGGGAGCATCTTCAGGCGCGGTGTTATCGGGCACCTGGGTGCCTTTCTCCGGCGTGTCCTGCGCGGCCTTGTCCTGCGTGGTGTTAGTGTCGTTACCGTCCATGGAATTGGGCTCCTTACTGTTTGCTTGTCCGCCATAGTCTTGACGACGGCGGGCGGCGACCTTGGCGCTGGTATTGGTGTCCGCGCCGCTGTCGACGAACGAGATTTCCTTGAGGATGGCCTTGCGGACCACGTGTAGCGGCCCGTCGAAGGTCCTTCCGTTGACCGTGATGCTCTGACCGTTGGGGATGAACTCGGCGTCCACGACGGCAGCGCCGATGCTGGCCTGCCACGGGAAGCCGTTCACGCCGGACTTCGCTACGTCGCGGGCCCAGGATGTATCGCGGCTGATGAGTCCCTCAGCGATGACCTGCCCGTTCTCTATCACCACCCGCTGGGTGTGGCCGACGCCCTGGCGCGGGCTGTGGTCAAGGCGGACCGGGATGTCCTGGCGGTCGATGGCCAGGCCCTCCAGGTCGACTACCACCGGATGCGGGAAGCCTGCGATCCGCATCAGTCCACCGGTGTAGGCGACCATGCGGAAACGCGGCATCTTTTGGCCCTTCTCCCCGTCTCCCGCCGCCTCGACTGTCAGCGGGCAGCGGAAGGTGAGATAGTCAGGCCTGTCTGACGTAGCCTTGGCGGAGTCAGGCTGCTTGCTGTTGTGTTCCCGGCTCGACATCTGTGTCGACCTCCTCATCCTCGCCCGTGGGTTGGGGCGCTGCCTGCTCTTCGGTCAGGCCAAGTTCCTGCATCAAAGCCCGTTCTTTGGCGCGCTGGCGCAGTTCGGTCTCCCAGTCTTTGCCCTGGCGGGCATGCTCGGTAGCAAGCGTGGTGGTATTGCTGGCCAGGCGGGTAGCTTGGGCGTTGGCCTCCTTAGCCGGATCGACGTGCTCTGTGCCATCGAAGAACCACTGGTGCGGGGCAGCATCGGCCGTGCGAAGGTAGGCGAAGTCGCTCAGAAGTTCCGCCTCGCCGATCCAGGCCGCAAAGATGCGGTCAAGTACACCCTCGGCCAGATGTGCCTGCTCGACACGGATCGACTTGTAGTAGGTCTGGTGGTCGAGCCTCCCCGAGGCATAGTTGTAGCCCGAGGAATTGCAGGCGGCGATGTTGTACGGCAGGTTCAGGCAGCGGGCGATCTCGTTGAGGATCTCCCGCTTGAACTCGCCGTAGGTCGTGCCGGGCTGTTCTGCCTTGATCTGCCCGAGCTTCCAGCCATCGGGCAGAACGGTTGCCATGCGCTTCTCGAGCTCGACAATGTCCATCGGCTCGACGGCAGCCGCCTCGCCGCTGGCCGGCGCGTCGGTGAACAGCACTGCCGCGAAGTCGGCAGCGGTCTCCGCTGCTCCTAGCACCGCCAGCGTGTAGCGGCGAAGCTGGGCGAACAGCGGCAGAGCAGGCGTGATCTCCGGGATGCCGCGATGCTGGCCCGGCCGGTCGGCGCGGAACCAGTGCACGACCGCATCGGCGGGCACAAGGTCATACTGCGTCTTCCACGCGGCCAGGTCGCCTGGATGCTGACGCAGTATCGTGTACGTCTGCGGATTGCCGTAGGCGTCGAGTGTGATGCCGTCGACGTCGTTGGCGACCGGCAGCAGCGCCATGAGCGGGGAGGCCACGCGGTCAGCTTCCACCAGTTGCACGTCGAGCTTGACCGGCGAGTCGATCATGGGGTTGGCCGTCAGTACGGCGAACGTCTCGCCATCGGTGCTCTTGGCCATCCGCATGGTGCGGAGCTTCTCGGCAAGGTTGGCCGCCTTGGCCCATTCAGCGAACGCAGCCTCGACACGGCGGTTGATCTCCCCGTCGTCCGCCAGCAATTGCAGGCGCGGGCCTGTGCCGATGCAGTCGTTGGCGAGTGTCAGCACGATGCCCTTGGCGTAGGAGTTGTTCGCCACTTCGTAGCGGGCGCGCTGCCGCAGCTTACGGCGAACGTCGGCGGAGCCAGCGCCGTCAGCGGACATCGAATCGGCCATCGCCCAGTGCCGGGCGTTCTCCGCTGTGGTCTGGGCGGCATCGAAGCGCGCACGAAGCATTCGCGCCTGCCGCTTGGCCTTGCGATTGCGACCGAGTTGTTTGAGGAAGTTCAGCATGATATATGTTGCCACACCTGCCCGCCGACTTGTCCAGCGTAGCCCGAAGGGCAAAGACGGAAGCTTTGGCGAAGGCGGGTCAGACGGTCCCTCCGGGGGAGATCTTGGCTAGCTTGACGCCGAGCCCCTTCGCGCGGCTGGCCTTCTTCGACTCCAGGTACTTGTCGGCGGCGATCTGATCGGCCAGGCTGTGCTGTTCGATGCTGCCGGAGTCGCCGCTGGCCTTCCGTGGCCCGGCGGCGTTCTCCTGGATCGAGTTGTCGAGGGGCTCAGTCATATGCGTTGGCAATTGTGTGGTGCTATTTGCCCTCTACATCCGCAGAAGGGCCGGTTTTGCCGCGCACATTTCTGAACTTTTCAGCGGGATCGATTCCTCTGGAGTTGAGAGAGCTTCATCCGTTTGCGAGATGTGAGCCCAGACGCCTCCGTCCCAAACAGCACTGCGCCTTGGATGGAGGCCGCAACGGCACATCCCACCAGGCAATCGAACCAGTGATTATCGGGACTGCCAGCCCGTAGCTTCCATTCATCGACAACCCAGCCCCGTGCCTCGGTCTGCACCCGATACTCGGCCGTGACGTGCTCGGCCAGGAGTTGATGCTCGGCCGGCCTTCGGCCACCTGCGGTGAGCGACGTCAAGCCGAACAGCGACAGGCAGCCGGGGTCGCCCATCGCCACGGCCAAGCGAGCGTGGATGAAGCTCTTCCAGTAGTTGGTGTCGATCAGAACGTGGCGTACCTGGCGGCGGCCCTGCACGTTGGGAATCCGCCAGTGGTGGCCGACGCGCTCGCCGCGTTTGCGCTTGTACTCGCTGAAGGGCACGCTGGAGGCCCCGACGTAGCGCCCGTGGCTGGGCATCACGACGGCCGAGTGGGCGCTTTGGCGGCAGAACTGGTAGACCACATCGGTGGACTGGCCCCAATTGGCGTCGATCAGGCACCGTTCGATCCGCAACTCGGCCCTGTCATCGCGCTTCCACCGGCGGGAGAGATACTGGCCTGTGAGCTTCTCCAGCCCGGCGTAGATCGAGCCCTCCAGCCCAGCACCGGGCGCGGCCCGGCCAAGCGTCTTCTGGATGTCCCGAAGCGCAAAGTACTCGCGCCGTTGGTCCGGATAGGTTCCATAATCGATGACGTACCCCGTGAAGTTGTCCTCCCAGGCAACCACGGTGTGGAACAGGGCCTTGCCCTGTACGTCGATGAACATCGTCAGGTGGCTGGCGCCCATGGGCACTTCGCCCTTGGCGTGGCCATTGACCTTCGCTGCGACTTGGTCAGCTGTAAGCATGTCGGTATCGCCTTCATCTTCCGGCAGCGGCTCGTTCTGGTACTCCGCCCAGAAGGCCCGCTCATCCTGGAGCTTCAGGTTCATCGCGTGCTGGATGGCCGATAGTTCATCGGTGTTGTGGCGCTGCGGCCAGGAGATGACCGCACCGGCATCCATTGCCTCGCGATGTTCGCGGTAGAAATCAGTGGCCTCGCGGCCGTCGCCGTCGTTGCGGAAGCTGTCGGCGCGAATCTGGGCGTACTCGTCCCAGAGCTTCTCGTTGGCCGGGAAGGAATAAACCAGCTTCGTCCGTTCCCCTTGCCAGGTGGGATGCTTGTCGCGATCCAGAATCTGATCGGCCATGTCGCCGGGCCGAATAACTGTGCACGGCATGATGCCGGAGATCTTCTGGCCCGGCCCGGCTAGATTCAGGATCGCGCCGTTGAGCGTCTCCATTCGGCTACGGACCTGCTGATCGCTTCGGGCCGACTCGTCGGTCTGCGGGTCGTCCAGCACCACCAAAGACGGGCGCACGGCCCGACCGTCGGCGCGCTTGAACTTCATGCCGCGAATGCGGCTCTCGATACCGGCCACGCGAATGATCGCACCCGATGCTTTGGAATCCGGAACCGTCGGCAGGACGATTTCATCAGCCGTCCAGACGATTCGGGTGTGCTTGCCGCAGCATAGCTGGCCCTTGGCCCGATTGTGAATCCGCTCCAGGGCGTGGATGGGGAATACCGCCTCGGGGTAGTCGGCCAAGAGCCGCTCGTTGGTCTCGAACTCGACCTTGATGCTCTCGAGCATGCTGCGGGCATGCCCGGCGTCCGAGCCGATCAGGCAGACGAACTCCCGCGCGCCGGTGAGCATCGCCCAGATGCAGGCCGTCTCGGCCAGCGTGGTCTTGCCGCTGCCGCGCGGCATCGCCATCGCGAACAGCCCGCCGCGAAGCACGGCCTGCTCGATCTTGGCAATCACCTTCAGATGGTCGTCTGACCACGGAAGGCAGAAAGTCTGGGGGAAGTATGCCTCGCAGAAGAACCGAAAGTCGGTCTCCGCGCGGGCCTTCCGACCGGGATCGACTACCTCGGGGATGTCCCCGATGTCACGGCCGATGGCCGACAGTTCGGCGTTGCGGGCGCGGGCGGCCTCCTTCATCGCCTCGTAGCTGGCGGCCTTGTCTTCGGCCGGCGCGTGCCACTGGAGCGTCAGCCAGGCCGCGTAGCGGAACAGGTCAACGGTCTTGGCGTCGCCGATCGTGAACCCCGCCCGGTTGCGGTGCCTCCGCAGTTGCCGCTCGCCGATCACCTCGCCGAGGGGTGTCGAGTTGAGCATCTTCGTCAGCGTGGACGGGCGGAGTCTTCGCGGGTCAATGGCCACGGGAGATCTCCTTGACCAGCCACGCAGCGTAATGGACCAGATTGATCGTGCCGTCCGCCTGCAACAGATCACCCCGCTCGGCGATGGTGCGGACCATCTTGGCCGTGATGGTCTTGCCATAAGTAGCCGAGAGAATCTTCGCCGCATCCTCGACGCTCAGCGCGGTAGGCTTCAGGGGCGATCCAGCGGGCGCTCTGTCACGATTCTCGGCCATATTCGGCTACCGTAAAATGTTTTGAATAAATAGGTTAATCCCCTTGCCCCGCCTGCCGGGCAGAGGTAACTGTCTGTCCGTCGAAGCAGACCCGCGCCCGCGAGAGCGTTTCGAGGCCCGGCAGGGCCCGCAAAGGCCAGGGGAGCCCCAAAGAATCGGGGCTTCCCGGCCGGGCTTTACCAACGTCGCCCGCCATAACCCGCCCACCTCTTGCCGCTGGGGCGCGACCCCGCCTGAGAATCTGGTGAACCTCCCGTTGCCGCAGCCATAACTGTTGTCCATGACAAGACATGTGCGAGCGGAATCTTTGCATGATTCTTCGGAATCCCCTTGATGTCCGACTAGCAGACGTGGCTTACATGTGTCTGTGGACATCGAAAAGGAAACGCTTTGAAAACAACGACTTACAACGCGAAGGAGCACACGATGGCAGCGAAGAAGAATATGCCCGAAATGGTCAGCGGCTGGTGCGACGTGGCCGCATACGTCAAAGCGCTGGCCAGGAACCTGCGACTCGAGGGCATCAAGGCCAGAGCCCTGAACACCGCCCGGTCCCGGGCGAGCGCCGTCGGCGACCCGACGCACCAGAAGCACCTGGAACTGTTCGTGCCGGTCACCGACCTGGCCGCGGCAAAGCGCTACCTCACGAGCGTCGGCCTGCCTGAAGCCGCCAAAGCCCTCAGCATTGAATAGCCACCAACCCCAAGCACGAGGAGACCAACCATGAGGATCACGAGTATCGAACTGGCAGGCAAGAGCAAGACGGTGCTTAGCGACGGCACGCCGGGCCTGCCACGGGCCTTAGCCCGCATCAGCCGCAAGCCCGGCGACGAGTACATCACCATCGAGCTGGTCATCCCCGGCGGCGAGCGCACCCACCACGTTCAGGCCGACTGCGAAGAGGACGTCTGGTCGATGGCCGAGTGCCTTCAGTTCCAACTGGACGGCTGCAAGGGCACCAACAGCACCATCCATGACTACTACCGCGTGTTGCGGCAACTGAGCGACTGCTGAGAAAACGGAGCAGCGAACATGAAAGACCCCTTCGACATCAAGATGTTGCGAAACGAGCTGAGGCGGCTGTCGGTCCTCATCGACGAGCAGAATATCCATGCCTCGTTCGCCCCGAACGACTGTCCGTCTGTGGACAAGGCCTGCGAGCGCATCGAGCACGGCGGCGACGCGGACCACATCAGCCTCGCGTCGCTGCTGCACCACGTGGCTGAGAATCTGACTTCCTAGGCCCCAAGAATAGGAGAAAGGACAATGAAGAAGACAGATGTGAAAGTAGGCAAGTGTTATGCCGCGAAGGTCAGCGGCAAGATGGCGACCGTCCGCATCGACGCGGAGAACCCGCGCGGCGGCTGGGACGCGACGAACCTGCGGACCAACAAGAAGGTCCGCATCCGCAGCCCGCAGCGCCTCCGCCACGAGACGCGGGTGCCGGGGAAGGTCAGGCCGGACGTCGCCAAAGCAGTCGAGGCCGTCAGGAAGGGCGACCTGACCAAGGGCGTCATGGTGCCCACGGGCGCGAAGAAGGCGCCGAAGGCGGCCAAGGAGCCCAAGGCGACGGCAAAACGCGACACGGGCGAACGTGGCGCCAAGGGGGCCAAGCGTTCGAGCGGCCTGGACGCAGCCGCGCAGATCCTGGCCGACGCCGGCGAGCCCCTGAACGCCAAGGACATGGTCGAACGGATGCTGACCAAGGGCCTCTGGCAGACCAAGGGGAAGACGCCCGCCGCTACAATCTACGCCGCCGTGATTCGCGAGATCGCCACGAAGGGCGACGCCGCACGCTTTCGCAAGGTGGCGCGAGGTAAGTTCGAGTTGACCCGCTGAGGCTACCATCAATTCGCCACCTCCTCCACCCCGGTCGCCTCGGCCGGGGTGCTCTTCGGCAACTCTTCGCCCTCGGCGGCGATTCGCTCCGCCTTGCGGCCCGTGAACTCCTCCCACCGCTGAACGATTACGTCGCAGTAGAGCGGGTCGATCTCCATCAGGAACGCTTTGCGGCCAGTCTGCTCGCAGCCG